GCGTGGCATCCGTTAGGTTGGGAGGCGGCAGGGTTCGCAGAGATAGAGCCATTTCCGTCCGCAGTGCTACAGCATCACTACCCCGACACACCTAACTTCGGGGATATGACTAAATACAGGGAGTGGGACATTGGAACAGATAGATTGGATCTCCTCGTCGGAGGAACGCCTTGTCAGTCCTTCAGCGTCGCAGGACTCAGAAAAGGATTGGCCGACCCGCGTGGCAACTTGGCCCTTGTCTATTGTGGAATGCTTGACCATTTTCGACCCCGCTGGTTCGTCTGGGAAAACGTCCCCGGCGTCTTGTCTTCACACGGAGGACGGGACTTTGGTTCCTTCCTCGGGGCGGTGGCAGAACTCGGGTATGGGTTCAGCTACAGAGTGCTTGACGCTCAGTACTTCGGAGTGGCCCAGCGACGCCGTCGTGTTTTCGTTGTCGGACACCTTGGAGACTGGCGACGTGCCGCAGCGGTTCTATTTGAGCGCGAGAGCTTGCGCCGGGATACTGCTCCGAGCAGAGCGCCGGGGGAAAAGCCTGCCCCCACAGTTGTCAGCGGCCCTCCGTTCAGTCGCACAGGAAACCAGCGAGTAGAGTGCGACGCTATTATTCCGTCTAGGATGGTGGCTTTCGGGGAGTATGTCAGCGACGAGACCGCCTCTGCTATGAAGGCGCGGGACTACAAGGACGCAACCGACTTGATCTCATATGGTATCAGGGGCAACTGGATTGGCCGTAAGCCCGAGAACGGTGGCAACGCGACTGAGCCTTTCTATGAGATGGCGCCATGCCTAACCAGTATGGATGTCCACGGGGTAGCAGATAAGAACATGGCTGTACGCCGCCTCACCCCTACAGAGTGCGAAAGACTGCAGGGATTTGCTGATGGGCATACGGATATCATATGGAAAGGCAAGCCGGCTACAGACGGCCACAGGTACAAAGCCCTAGGTAATAGCATGGCAGTGCCGGTTATGAACTGGATTGGAAAGAGAATACAAATGGTGGATGCACTATGACTGACTATGAAGTATTGGCGCTGGCTCACAGAGTGTGCTGGAAATATAAGCATGGCGACAAGGGTGATACCTATACCTTTGACAAAGAGACCATGCTGGAGTTTGTACGCATCTTGAAGATGATGGAGAAGCCCAGTGGGAATGCGTGAGGATCTAGAGCTGGCAGAGCAGATTGGCTTAGGCGGAACGCCAGAGCATATTGCCGCGTACGCCAGACTCATCCGCATGGAGTTCTACGACGCCGTGCGTAGCGAGTACGACACATGGCAAGGTGACTATAAGAACATCGTAAAGGTAGCTCTTACCCATTGCCTACAAAGGATAGACCCAGATGCAACTCTCTGACGAGATCCTTGAGAAGCTTGATCAGATGTCTGAGGATGAGCAGACCGCTTTCCTCAGCGAGATAGAGGCGTATACCCAGTCTCTACAGCGGGAGCAGTCTCAGACCGACTTCATGAAGTTCGTCCACACCATGTGGCCGGGGTTCGTGGACGGCCGTCACCACAAGGTCATGGCCAAGAAGTTCCAAGAGATCGCGGAAGGTAAGTGCAAGCGCCTGATCATCTGCATGCCGCCTCGTCACACCAAGTCCGAGTTCGGCTCATATATGCTGCCGGCATGGTTCTTGGGGAAGTACCCAGACAAGAAGATCATCCAGTGTTCCAACACCGCTGAACTAGCCGTTGGTTTTGGTCGTAAGGTGCGGAACCTGATCGACTCCCCGCAGTACAGCAACGTCTTCCCCGGTGTAAATCTGCGGCAAGATAGCAAGGCGGCCGGACGCTGGGCGGTGAACCGAACCGGTGAGTACTTCGCTATCGGGGTCGGGGGTACCGTAACCGGTAAGGGTGCCGACCTTCTGATTATTGATGACCCGCACTCTGAACAAGAAGCAAAGTTGGCGGCCAACAACCCAGAAGTATTCGACCAAGTGTACGAGTGGTACACATCCGGCCCACGGCAACGCCTGCAGCCGGGCGGCTCCATAGTCGTGATTATGACACGCTGGTCTAAGAGAGACCTAGTAGGACGCATCCTAAAAGCCTCTGCCGAGAAGGATGGTAACGACGACTGGGAGATCATCGAGTTCCCCGCAATCCTGCCAAGCGGCAATCCACTGTGGCCAGAGTTCTGGTCGCTAGAGGAACTGGAAGCGCTGAAGTCTGAACTTCCGATCCCGAAGTGGAATGCCCAGTACCAGCAATCCCCGACATCGGAAGCCGGCGCTATCGTGAAACGGGAGTGGTGGAAGATATGGGAGCATGACCGCCCTCCACCGTGCGAGTTCATCATCCAGTCATGGGATACGGCCTTTACCAAGAACGAGCGGTCTGACTATTCAGCCTGCGTGACCTTGGGCGTCTTCTATAAGGATGAAGATCCAAACGATGCCAATATCATATTGCTGGACGCCTTCAAAGACCGGATGGAGTTTCCGGAGCTGAAGGCCAAGGCTATGGACTATTACAGGGAGTGGGAACCGGATGCGTTTATTGTCGAAGCTAAGGCGTCAGGTGCGCCGCTCATTTTTGAACTTCGTCGCATGGGGATCCCTGTGCAAGAGTTCACCCCAACCAGGGGCAACGACAAGATCGTGCGTATTAACTCCGTGGCGGATCTATTCGCATCCGGCAAAGTCTGGGCGCCCGACAGACGATGGGCAGAAGAAGTCATAGAAGAGATGGCCTCTTTCCCCTATGCAGAACATGACGATATGGTCGATGCCATGGTGCAGGGTCTGATCCGCTTCCGGAAGGGCGGCTTCATTAGACTAGAAACCGACGAACCAGACGAACCCGTTTACAGAAAAAAAGTGAGTTATTACTGATGACTGATATTTGCTATATGCAGGTCAAGCACGGAAGCAAGCTACCACTCATGCTGGAAGAGATCGTAAAGCGCTCGCCCGACAAAGACTGGATTCCGTACTACAACTTCATGGCGCTCCCTATCCTCAAGGAAATCACCGACCTTGACCCGTTTCTAAGGGCGCTGGGCGAAAAGCGCAAGTTCCACTCGGGGATATTGCGGGTAGAACCCAACACGGTCTACAACTGGCATGTTGATAGCGAGCGAAAATCGGCGTTAAATATGCTACTGTACGATGATGGAAACAGTCGCTGTATCTTCGCGCCATACAGTTTCGGCATTGTTATGCCAACCGTTGAGCTTAAGTACCGACCGAACACGTTTTACGCCTTCAACACGCAGATCGTTCACATGGTCTGCAACACTACCGAACCGAGATATCTTTTCAGCATTGAGTTTCTGGATGAAGACAAAGACCTGTCATACGAAGAACTCTGCAAGGACATCCAAGGATTAGACTATGGCTATTGAAAAAGGTTTGTACGCAGCTCCGATGGGTCTTGATCAGTTGATTGAACAGGAAGATGTTCAGCCGATTGAGATTGAGATCGAAGACCCTGAGTCGGTGACTATCGGCATTGGCGACCTGCAGATTGAGATCGAGCCTGGCGAAGACGAAGATGAGTTCTATGCAAACCTTGCAGACGAAATCCCTGAGTCAATGCTGCAACACCTGTCCAGCGAACTGCTTGGCGACTTCGACGACGACATCAGCTCGCGCAAAGACTGGATCCAAACCTACGTAGACGGCCTAGAACTGCTCGGCCTGAAGATCGAAGAGCGCTCTGAGCCATGGGAAGGTGCATGTGGCATCTACCATCCGCTCATGACCGAGGCTCTGGTGAAGTTCCAATCGGAAACCATCACCTCCACATTCCCCGCTCAAGGCCCTGTTCGCACCAAGATCATCGGCAAAGAGACCCAAGAGAAGAAAGATTCCGCTGTTCGTGTCCAAGATGACATGAACTACGAGCTGACAGAGCGGATGCCCGAGTATCGCCCTGAGACAGAGCGTCTGTACTGGGGTGTCGGCCTGTCTGGCAACGGTTTTAAGAAGGTTTACTTCGACCCAGCACTGGATCGTCAGGTGGCAATGTACGTTGCGGCCGAAGATGTGGTGGTTCCATACGGCGCGGCCAACCTAGAGAGCGCAGAACGTGTCACTCACGTCATGCGCAAGACGGAAAATGAGATTGCACGCCTGCAAAACGCCGGTTTTTACCGCGATGTTGACCTAGGTGAGCCACAAACTACGCTGGATGAGGTGGAAAAGTCCATTGCAGAGAAGCTTGGCTTCCGCGCAACCAGCGATGACCGCTACAAAATCCTCGAAATGCACGTTTATTACGACCTTCCGGGGTACGAAGACGTGGATGAGGACGGCGAACCCACAGGAATTGCCCTGCCATACGTGATTACCATCGACAAAGGCACCGGTGAGGTGCTGGCAATTCGTAGAAACTGGGAAAAAGATGACAGAAACAAGCATAAACGACAGCACTTCGTCCACTACGGCTATATCCCCGGTTTTGGTTTCTATTGTTTTGGTCTTGTCCATCTCATCGGCGCATATGCTAAAAGTGGCACCTCTATCATTAGGCAGTTGGTTGATGCAGGAACCCTCTCTAACCTACCTGGAGGTTTCAAAACTCGGGGCCTACGCATTAAAGGCGACGATACCCCAATTGCGCCGGGCGAGTTCCGAGATGTGGATGTTGCTTCCGGAACAATGAAGGACAACGTGATGCCGCTCCCGTACAAGGAGCCATCACAAGTGCTGTATTCACTGCTCAACACCATCGTAGAAGAGGGCAGACGCTTTGCCAACACCGCTGATATGCAGATATCAGACATGTCGGCCAATGCGCCTGTAGGTACCACGCTGGCGATCCTAGAGCGTACGCTGAAGACGATGTCTGCAGTGCAGGCACGCATCCATTTCTCGCTGAAACAAGAGCTGAAGCTTCTCAAGAAGCTGATGGCTGACACAGCACCGGAAGACTACCCGTATGAACCAGTAGAAGGGTCTCGCAAGGCTAAGAAGTCTGACTATGAGAACGTGGATGTCATCCCTGTCTCTGATCCGAACGCCGCTACCATGGCGCAGAAGATCGTTCAGTACCAAGCCGTACTGCAATTGGCAGCCCAGTCTCCTCAGCTGTACAACATGCCGCTTCTGCACCGCCAAATGCTGGACGTGCTCGGCATCAAGGACGCTCAGAAACTTGTGCCAATGGAAGAAGATCAGAAGCCGACCGATCCGGTAACTGAAAACCAGAACATTCTGATGAACAAGCCAGTCAAGGCGTTTGCTTATCAGAACCACGAAGCTCACATCCAAGTCCACATGAACGCCATGCAGGATCCTAAGATCCTCAAGGTGCTTGGCCAGTCGCCGCAAGCTCAGCAGCTTCAAGCGGCAATGCAGGCTCACATCCAAGAACACCTCGGCTTCGCTTACCGCGTAGAGATCGAGAAGCAACTTGGTATGAACCTGCCGCCAATGATGGACGAGTGTGGCGAACCGGAACACATGGATCCGGAAGTAGAAGCCCGTCTGGCCCCAATGCTGGCACAAGCTTCGCAACAGCTGCTACAGATGAATCAAGCACAGGCCGCTCAACAGCAGGCTATGCAACAGGCTCAAGATCCTATGATTCAGATGCAACAGCAAGAACTGATGCTCAAGCAAGCCGAGCTTCAGCGCAAGCAACAAAAAGATCAGGCAGACATTGCACTCAAAGCACAAGGTCAGCAGATCGAAGCCGCCCGTGTCGCAGCACAAACGACTCAGGCAAACCGCGCCGTCAACATCAACACCATGGAGAAGATGGCGGAAACCAAGGCTCGTCGTCAGGACGCAATCCTGCGCGCCGGCACAGAGCTTTACAAAGACTTCAACGACCGCATGCAGAACGACAAGACCCGCAAGGAAGCTCTTGCCAAGGATCTCATCGGCACGTTAGGAGAAGTATCGCGCAATGCGAAGAAGGAAGAGAAACCTATCAAGAAAGGTGAATAATGGATGTATTTGAAGCGGTAGCGAAAGAATGCAACGAGAAGATCCAACAACTTCAAGAGCATCTCTCCACCGGTAGCGCCAAAAGCTACGACGAGTACCAAAAACTTTGTGGGCAAATCCAAGGCTTGTTGCACGCAAAGACGTATACCCTAAGCCTTAAACAAGAATGGGAGTCTTCGGATGACTAATATCGGCTCAAACACCGATGCGTATGACCTGACAAGAATGGTCGAACGAGCAAGAAAAGATGCACAAGAAGAGAAAGAAATACGAGCAATAGTAGGCGATGCGACTGAGGTAGAGAAAGCTGCCCAGCTGCCAAAGCCGTCTGGATACCGCATCCTGTGCGCTATCCCAGAGCAAGAGAAGGAAACCGAGAGCGGCATCATCATGGCGGATGACTATCTGCGCCGTGAAGAGCTGTTGACCACTGTACTGTTTGTGGTTGAGCTTGGACCTGATTGCTATGCCGACAAAGAGCGGTTCCCCACTGGTCCATGGTGTAAACAAGGTGACTTCATTCTGGTTCGCCCGAATGCTGGTACCCGCGTTGTCATTCATGACCGTGAGTTCCGTATTATCAACGACGACTCAGTAGAGGCCGTTGTTCAAGACCCACGCGGTATTAAGCGTAAAAACTAAGGAGCAGACAAGATGCCACCGATGGAAATGGAAGATTTCAAATTCCCTGACGAGGAAGGTGCAAAGGTTGATATCGAGATTGAAGGCGACAAGCTGGAGATTGAGGTAGAAGACGATACCCCAGCAGAAGACCGCAACAAGCAGCCGATGCCTGAGAAGATCGTCAAGGAAATCGAGCAAGACGAACTAGAGGCTTATTCAGACGAGGTTAAGACCAAGCTGAAGCAACTCAAGAAGGTTTATCACGACGAACGTCGAGCCAAGGAAGAGGCTTTCCGTGAGCAGCAGGAGGCTATTGAAGCCACTCGCCGCCTGATGGAAGAAAACCGCAAGATGAAGCAGATCCTGCAGAACGGCGAGAAAGAATACGTCGACGCTGTGAAGAACTCTGCTCAGCTTCAGATTGAGTTGGCCAAGCAAGCCTACAAGGATGCGTACGATACTGGCGATTCGGACAAGATGCTGGAAGCCCAGCAAGCCCTGTCACGTTCGACCATGCAATTGGAGCGCGCAAACAATTTCAAACTTCCCCCTTTACAGGAGGAAAACTTTGCAGTACAAACTCGTCAAGAGCGGCCTCAACCCGTTCAGAGACCAGACGACAAAGCTATGACGTGGCAAGAGCGCAATAGCTGGTTTGGCTCTAACCGGAGTATGACTGCCTACGCTCTCGGTCTCCATGAGGAACTGAGAGATAACGGCGTCGAGGTAGGCTCAGATGAGTACTATTCCAAGTTGGACAAAACAATGCGGAAAAGGTTCCCGGAACAGTTTAGTGACACCATTGAAAAGGAGGAAACTCCCAGAAAGTCTCAGACCGTAGTTGCATCAGCCACCAGATCCACCGGATCTAAAAAGGTATCGCTGAAAAAATCTCAAGTCGCCCTAGCCAAAAAACTAGGTTTGACCCCCGAGCAATACGTTAAAGAACTTTTGAAACTGGAGTCCTAATCATGACCGCGAACAATAAGACCACCCGAGATATGCAAACCCGTGAACTCACTGAACGTCCTAAGCAGTGGATGCCAGCTGAACTTCTCCCTGAGCCTGACAAACAAGCTGGGTATGCGTATCGCTGGATTCGTGTTGCCACCCTTGGCAATGCCGACCCACGTAACCTTTCGGCCAAACTCCGTGAAGGTTGGGAACCGGTACGAATTGAGGAACAACCGAAATTCCAACTGCTAGTCGATCCCAATAGTCGATACAAAGACAACATTGAGATCGGCGGGTTACTGCTCTGCAAGACTCCTTCTGAGTTCGTCGAACAGCGTAATGCGCATTACTCTAAACAGACGCAATCCCAGACGGAAGCTGTAGACAATAATCTGATGCGCCAAAGCGATGCGCGGATGCCTCTGTTCAATGAACGGAAGTCCTCGACTAGCTTCGGAAAAGGTTCTTAATTTTTTCTTTCCAATTTGGAGTTAACTATGGCTTACCCAACTGTTAGCGCCCCTTACGGCCTCAAGCCGATCAACCGTGTAGACGGCATGCCGTACGCCGGTGCAATCAAGCAACTGCCGATTGCCTCGACCTACAACACCGCAATCTACAATGGTGACATCGTGCGTATCGCCGCTGGTGGCACAAT